TTAGTGCGTTGGCTTGTCAAGCATTACCTTTATGAACTTAAACCCAATGGCGGGTCCAGTCTTAAGGATAAAGTTAATGGGCTTGAGGAAAAAGTTGAATTGTTAACTGAACTAGTTAAGGAAGCCTTGAGGAAATGAATGAAACCTGTAGTCAAGAAAGCCACGCCTGCTGCTATTGCTGTTCTACGCCAGGCGACAGCATTGTTTCCGAAGCGAAAGAAACTGTCAGACGGATTATTGCCCTCTGCGGCTCATCAAAAACAGAGTCCGAATTCGGACCACAACACGGGTCTTGCTGTTGACTTGACACACGACCCCGAGAATGGGGTTGACTGTGCCCAGATATTCGAGAAACTTAAAGAGGATAAGCGGGTTTCCTACCTTATCTTCAATAAGAAAATTTGGTCGCGCCAGTATGCAAAGCGCGGCAATCGTCTTTACAGTGGTAGCAATCCTCACACTAAACATCTTCATATTTCTATCGACCCTGATATGGCTAATGACACTAGCCCTTGGTTCTGGTGGATGAATCAACCTAAGATTGTGAATCAGGTGAAGGCTGCCCTACAGCCACAGCCAAAGAAGAAGGTAGCAAAAGGTGTCAATTTGGCACCTAATTTGGTATCAAATTTGACACCAATTTGTACCTGCTGCAAGGTTCACAATACGAAACGAAAGGCAATCTAAATGGAAACACTAAAGCAAGTATCGCTGACCTGGTTCCGTGCTGCAGCCTCTGCTGCAATCGCACTCTACCTCGCAGGCGAGACCGACGTTAAGACTCTCGGAGCAGCAGCCCTCGCAGGGTTCCTCGGACCAGTACTTAAGTGGCTCGACCCATCTGCTAAAGAGTTTGGCAAAGGCGCAGAGTAGCCCGTTAAACGCCGTATAAGGCGATTTAAGACCATAAGACCCCCTACCTAAGGTAATCCCTTGGGATAGGGGGTTCTTTTTTTATGCCTTCACAACCCAGAGTTGCCAGTCTTTATGGATAATAGTCAGTTCGTTCTTGTGTCTGTCTACGAATGTGTTGATTCCTGGCATAGGACGGTAGGCATCACCCTTGCCATCACTCCACTCGTAATCATCAAAAGCAATTACTCCTCCTGGCTTAAGACATAACCAGGACAACTCAGCATCAAGCAGTACGCCTACGGCTGTATGGTCTGCATCAATATAAATAAAATCATAGTAGTCAAGCGGTGCTGCCTTGAGCCATTCAATGCTACTGCCCTTGAACTTGGTCAGGTTCTTATATCCGCGAGTCTTGTAATCGTAGGCTGACTCAACGTCAGAGAAGTTCATCTTGTGGTGTTCTTCTTCGTCTGAACCTTGCCAGGTATCAACATCGGTCAGGTGATTGGATGGGTCAGTGAGAATGTTATCTAGTAACCATACGCTGGCATCGCCAGTGAAGGCTCCAAGTTGCAGGAACTGTAGGTCAGTATGACCCTTGAATGGGTGAAGAAGTTTCTCAAAGTTCTCTTGGGCTGGAGTGGATGCGAACCAGTTGGGGAACTCGACACGCCGAGTCTCTGTCAATTTGACACCTTTCAAAAACCTTGACTATAATTAATATATAATATATCATATATAATATATAGGGGCGAAGCCCCTTATATATATAATATAATATATATTATATCTCTTGTAAGTTACAACTGAATATTGCATAGCCCCGATATGTCGAGTACTCTCCTGTCCTCCATAAAGGGGCTGTGCATCTAATCGACAGGAGCAACATATGATTCAACTGCAGGGCTACGAATTACCAGCCCATATATCTTACTCAGCATTCACAACTTACCTGACCTGTGGCTATCAGTATTACCTAGGTCGATTACTCCAAGTACCTGAAGAGCCAAGCATTTGGTCTGCAGGTGGACGAGCATTCCACGCAGCGACTGAAGAGTGGGACCTAGCCAATGACTAATGATTTTTGGACAACTGCTTGGGCTAAAGAGACAAGAGACTTAGACCTGACTAAAGCCCGCGTTGCGGGCAGAGCAACCAAGTTAAATCCTAATAAGGAAGATGCTGCTTGGTGGAACGAGATGGGTCCACAGTGGGTCAACAACTACATCGCTTGGCGCAAAGCCAACACCGATTGGAAACTATGGCGCACACCTCAGGGTGCTAAAGCCATCGAACTAGAACTCAATCCCATTATTGCGGACGTGCCCGTGAAGATGGTGATTGACCGTGTCTTTGAGGTTAATGGCGAGTTGGTTATCGTTGACCTTAAGACATCAGCAAGACGACCAACATCTGACCTACAACTCGGCTTCTACAAAGTCGGGCTAGAGATGATGCTTGGCGTTACCGTCAATCAAGGAAACTACTGGATGTCCAGAGATTCTGGGACAGGAGAGATGATTGACCTGAGTAGATATACCCTCGATATGCTCGAGTACCTTGTGTCGGGCTTCGATAAGGCTCGCAAGGCTGGTATATTTCTCCCCAACCTATCCAGTTGCAGTTACTGTGGACTCACAGAACACTGCCAATTTACGAAAGAGAAACAATGACGAACGACGATTGGAAACTACAAGTTTCCTACAAGACTGGCGCAGGAGATATGATTAATATCCGTGCCAATACTGCTGACGAATTAAGCGTCTTGCTTGAGGGAATCTCTGATTACTCAACGCAGATTGCTGCAACAGGAAGGATGCTAGGTGCTGCGTATAACACAGCCCCTTTGGAGACACCTTCTTCAACTCCCGCCACAACGCCCAAAGTCTTCTCCGTTCCAGACCAGGCAAAGGCTCAGTCCCCTACCTGTATTCACGGACCGCGAGTATTCCGAAGTGGCGTAAGTAAGAAAACTGGACAACCATACGCGTTCTGGTCTTGCCCTCAACCACAGGGTGCGGACCAGTGCAAACCCGTTAACTAATCTACTTATCGGGGACAATGGAACCACTCACTATTCGGGGAAGGTAGTGGGTGGTTTCACCTTAAGACAGGAGCAGAATGAAAACTTTAGTAAGGTCAGTCGGTAGAACTGACATCGGCGGTGAACCATTGCCCGCTGTGTTCAAAGCATTTGAATCAAATAAGATTATCTTTCGTAGAGCAGAAGTCTCTATGATGGCAGGAACTCCAGGTGTAGGTAAGTCAACACTAGCCCTGGCATTAGCACTTAAGATGAAAGTTCCTACGCTGTACATCTCAGCAGATACCAACGCACATACAATGGCTATGCGCCTTGCGTCAATGATTAGCGGTAAGAATCAGACTGATGTTGAGTATCTATTACAGAATGATTTAGGTTGGACGAAGGCAACCCTTGCTAAGGGCAGCCATATCGTATGGTCGTTCGAGTCAAGCCCAAGTCTTGTTGACATTGATGAAGAAGTACAAGCCTTTGAAGAACTATGGGGATGCCCGCCTGTTGCTATCTTCGTAGATAACCTAATGGATGTAGCCACTGATGGTGGCGAAGAGTTCGCTTCAATGCGAGCGATTATGAAGGAGTTGAAGTATCTTGCTAGAGCGACTAATGCTGCGATTGTTGTACTACACCATACATCGGAGGCTGTGGAAGGCAAACCTTGCCAACCAAGGTCGGCACTCCAAGGAAAGGTGGCTCAACTCCCTGCGCTTATCTGTACTCTCGGAGTCGTCGGAACTGCTATGGCAGTTGCGCCAGTCAAGAACAGGTATGGTCGAGCGGATGCTAACGCGAATCTCAACGCGTGGCTAGCCTTTAACCCTGAGTATATGTACATCGAAGACATCCCCGAGAACGCATAATGATTGTTAACTTAAGTCAGGAAGAAGTACGTGTATGCACAATGCTGGCAGTCGAACGCTGGCTTACTAAGTTTGGTTCAGTTGATAGACCTAACTATGCTGAAGGTAAAAAGTCTGGACGACTTGAACCAGAACTCAACGCTAATATCAGGGCAAATGTATCTGAGTGGGCTGTGGCTAAACACTACAACCTATCCTGGAATGTGCCCTGGTATCCGAACGCACTGCACCCTATCCGCAAAGACATCTCAGATGTTGGTGATTTTGAGGTAAGGACTATCCGCACTCAAGGTGCAATTCCATTTTGGAACAAGGATGCTGGTAGAATAATCATTGGAACAAAAGTTCTAGATGAGGAATACTATTCTACTGTGGAAATATACGGCTCATTTAATGCTGACAATTATATGATAGATGAATTTAGGGACGAGTCTATCAATGGTTGGCGAGTGCCAGTCGAAGTGATAGGAGATAACAATGGATGACGATTACCTAGAGATACACGCTAAAGAGATGGCACACTCTGAATACTTAAGACATATATCTAAAGTCATTAAGAAGATTGAAGATGCTAAGCCACCTATCAAAGATGAGTGGTCAGAGGGATTCAATACTGGTTTAGATTGGGCAGTAAGAATCATAGAGAAGGATAAGAGCGCTTACTAATGGCTAATCCTAATGGGCGCAAAGGTAGTAAGTGGGAGACTGACTTGTTAAAGTTCTTCAGAGGTATTGGACTTTGGATAGAACGACTCACTAAGGCTGGGGCTAACGACGAAGGCGACCTTGTTACCATCATCGCTGGCAAAACTTATATCTTTGAACTTAAGAATGTAAAGAAGATGGACCTGCCTAAGTTTTGGGAAGAGGCTAAGGTTGAGGCAAAGAACTATGCTAAGGCTAGGAATCTTGAGACGGTTCCTCCAGCATTTGTTATAGTTAAGAGACGCAATCACGGAGTCGAGAAGGCTTGGGTCATACAAGATTTAGACCAATGGATACAGGAGAGAGTGAGGGACAGTGAGTGACTTACCAAGTATCAGA